CGTACTCAGAGTCAATCACTGCTGTACTCCTTTGTTTAGAATCGCCCGCACTTCATCCAACGGCAGGTTTAACTTCTCCGCTATTTGCTCAGCCAGACTGCCCTTTAACCCTAATTCCTGAACTCGTTTTTTATCCTGTGCTCTCACCCCGTTTCTCCTTTACAGAACGTCCAGCACTTCTGCCAGTGTGTCGAGGTTGTTGGCGTCGATGACCACGCCAACCCCGCCCGTTTTGTTTATTTCGTTTAGGTTCTTCTGCTGGAGCGCAGTCGGGCCACGCTTCTTTGCATCCGCTTTAACTTCTATGCCGAGAAACCGACCATTCACACAGGCCACGATGTCAGGCACGCCAGACGCACCGAAGCCGCCTGTCACTGGGTAGAAATAGTAGGCGTTGTACTGCTTGAGAATCTCGACAACTTTTTTCTTGAGTTTTTTCTCTGGAGTGTCTGCCATCATTCGTCCTTCTCAAGAAAGTCAATCAGTCTATTTAGATACCAGCGTGCTTTGCGCAGTGCAGTCGCCTGCTGCTTGTGGCGCTCGCGCCAGCTGTATTTGATGATGTTGCCCTTGCAATACCCGCGAAACTCATCGGGTGTCAGGGCTGCCTCGATAGCGTCAATGCACTCAATGTCGCCACTGGTGTAGTGCGACGGGTGGTCAACTTCATCCGACATGGTTAAGTCTCTTGTAGGCTGTGGGTACGGTCACAACTTTCGTCTCGCGAAAGCTTTTGTAATAAGTGCTGGCTTGTAGCTACGACGGCCAGCGCGCCGTGTTCAACCATGAGCGACGTGGAGTACAGCGTGGGGGACGCCGCTCAATCCTCAGCTACTAAGGCAGGGGGTCAACCTGCTCCGCCTTCCGAGTCTACACCCTTCAAAACACGAAGCGTTGTATCTTGCGCAATGTCATCCTCAGTTGTGTCAGTGCCGGGGTTCTCCACATCAGCACGAGCTTCCTCTTCGCTGCTGTACTCCCAGCCGGTGCGCTTGTTCCTAACGCGAGTCTCTGTCTCAGGCAAAATAATACGACTGCCATCAGGCCGAGTGCCAGCCACTCGTGAACTCTCAATCTTCGCCATTTGTCTGTTCCTCTCTTGGGTCAGCGTCTTTTACTATCACAGGAAACCCGTGCTTGTGAAGTAGATATGTGTTGGTGAGGTAATGCTCAAGCGGACGGTCAATGCCCTGCCGAGCGTCCTCCCACAGTAACTCTTTGATTTCTTCAAAATAATTGCGCCGGTTCCACTGGTGCTCAATCGCAGCCTCAGTGCGAGGCGACGCCTCACTGAACTCAACCTTCTCCGCATATTTTCTCAACTTACTATCAATGCGAGAGATGATTTTGTTGATCTCCAAGACGGCTGCGTACATCTTGGTCTCGCGCATTTTCTCGTCTTGCTCGGTCACGATCCTACGTATCTCTTGTCGCTGTCGCTTAGTAATCTCTTTAACCCTCTGTTTTTTGTAGCGTTTCTTGCGTGCCTCTTTGCGCCTGCATGGTGTGCAGGTTGGCATGGGTTGTCGGTTTTCACCCCAAAACATCTTAGCGGGGAGCACCTCCCCGCATACATCGCACTCTCTTTGCTTTTGCTTCATGGCAAGAACCATCTAATTAGACTGATCCCTCACAGCATCGGACGCCACAGTGCGGACAAAGACAGGCAGCCCGATCATCGAGCTCTGGAAGTGGCTGCCCGCAGGCAGGGCAGTGAAACTCTTCATCACCACTCTCCGAGACGATTGCATCCTCGGTAAGCTCCGAAAAGTCACCGCCTGCCCGGCTGTACATGCCGTCACCCACGTCGATGAAAGAATCACCAAACCAGAAAAATTGCTTTGCCTGCACCGTGTCTGGAATCACTAGCGTCTCGCCGGTCTGATTGTCGATGAACTTACGTCCCGCCCACTTGGCAGGTTCAAAGTACTTACTCGTCATCGTCCAACTCCAAAGACTTGGATGTGAGTGTCAGCAAGTGCAACTTCATCTGCTCAAGAAAATAGAGAAGCTCAGCCGTCGAGATGTTTGTCGTGGCTCGTGCCTCTAGGTGGCCATTCTTGTTGATGCCGATGATAGTCACAGAGTCAAAATCACCCTTAGCCATATCAAGCAAGGCATCGGGTTCTTCTGCCGACTTTTTTGTATGCAGCTTAGTAACTTTGTCAGTCATCGCTACCTCTTAACTGGCTTGACCAAACGCGATCAAACACTGCTGGTACTTCTCACGGGCGAAACTCTCAGCCGCCCGATCACGCTGATAGTCGTTGTCATACACAGGGCGTGCGTAAGCGTCGTCAATCACAGCGTCCAGCACCTTCTTTACATCACGGTTTGAAACGCTGGGCATGAGGTTGGACCTCACCATGTGCTCCGAGGCGCCGATCTGGCGCATCGCCATTACGTTCTCGGAGATTGTCTCGATACTGGTACAAACGCTATTAGCTATGTTCTGCGAATGCGCAGCCCCACCTGCCAGCATGCCAACAACCAGCGCGATACTAACCATCATCTTTTTCATTGTTCTGCTCCTGTTTGAAAACTTGATACTTTCTCTGAAGTGTCGATTTTGGCACGCCGTATCGACGTGCCGCCCAAAGGGCCGTGTGGCCCTGCTCCAATGCCTCAATGGCTTTTGTCAGATCGTCGTCCTCATATTGTTTGTATGTACTCACTTCTGCTGTTCCTCACTATACAACCAGAATGTATCACTATCTACTCGTTTGCCCACATTTGGCAAGGCCCCGCCGGGCTCAACGAACAAAAGTTTGGCAAGACGATCAGCAATCTCACCCTCAAGCTCGTCAAGATTCGCTGCCCGGTCAGGGCCGTTTTGCCAACGGGCCGGTGATACAGCAAGTCCGTGGCGGTCTAGCCACCACTCACCATCTGAGTCACGAAATACACGCAGCATCAGATAGAGAATGCGTCGAGTACAGAATCAACGCGGGCGCGTACGTCATCACGTACATCTTTGTTCTCCTTCAAATCATCAACCTCCACACCTTGAATGACTTTCTCTGCTTCATCAGCCATGGCCTCGATGGCCTGATCCTTGGTCAGATTCAACTGCCGCACCGAAGCAATCGTCTCGGCAAAGCTATCCAGAATGTTGTTGCGAAACCGCTTGCGGGTGCCGTCATCCTTGTCGGTGAAGCGCTCTGACAGATGGTTGAGCGAATCAAGAATGCGACTACGCACATCGTTCATGGCGTTTTCGAGTCGCTGCTCGTACTCACGTTCATACTGCTGACGTACTTCCTCCATAGCTTCATGACCAATGTCGACGCGGAAGTCTCCGGTCTCGGGGATGGGCAAGTAGGCGACGTTGAATCGGAACTTATCTGCGATCTCTGTGACATCGGGATACTCCTCACGGTCGAACATCGTGCCGAGCTTGAACGCCTGCATGCTGATCAGCGTCGGGTAGACATCCAGAAACGCCTGCACCTTCTCGTTGAATGCGCGCTCGTGCTCGTCCAGCTCTTGCTTGAACTCGAAGAACCGATCCGTCGTGATAAGGCGCGGGCCGTAGTCTGACCACGGCAGCGTGCGGGCAGACACCCAGTTACGCACCATGGATGCGTGCTTGACAATATCGTCAAGCTGCTCGACGCCGGGCAGTAGATTCTTGTTGACGCGTGAAGCCTGCTGGCTTGCCTGCTTGCTGGTGTTGACCTCGTTGGTCACGTTCTTGTCGAGCTTGCGTGCTGTCCATGTGCTGATTGAAAGGTCAACCAGCATGGCGCTCGAAGAGATAGATACCGTCATCGCTATACTCCTTGGTCTAATTAGACTAGTCAGATGTGAACAGTTTTGCCCGTAGGGGCGGTGGTTGCGGATGTGATCGCCCACAGAGTGGGCTGGTCGAAGTCAGGCCAGTCGCCGAATATGTGGCCGTCGGTCAGCATGACAACAACCTCGGGCTTAGTGCCCATGGCATCGACGAACTGCTTGACACAGTTAGGGTCAGTGCCACCACCGCCAGCCGGTTTGGTCGAGGCAGTGAGCGTGTCGTACTCGCCCGGCAGATAAACCTCCTCGCTGGCAACGTGGCTGTCCCAATACAAAAGGTGCAACCGCTCGGGGGGCATGTCAGTCATGATGCCGACCAGCTCGGAAAAGTACTGGTTGAGAACATCAGGCGGAATAGAGCCTGACGTATCAATGCCGACCACCATGGGGCCAATGGCCTCGGAAAACGGCGTGGGCATGTACATGCCATCCGCCAGCCAGCGTCGGTTGGGCCTGCGCCATGTGCTGCTGTCACGCCCGGAGACGGCAGACTGAACGAAGTCACGCAGCTGCTCACGCCAGTCAACCTTGGGCTCTGACACAGCACCAATGTCACGTGCCGACGTACCGCCCAGCTTGCCAGCCAGTATGTCACCTTGTCGCGCCGCCTGTTCGATGGCTTTGTTCAGCTCCTCACGAGCCTCGTCAGTCAGCTTACCGGCCTGCTCAAAGTCATGCTCGTCAAAGCTGCCCTGACCATCGCCGTCGCCACCCTCGTCAGCGCCGTTCTGCTTGAGGTCGTCGTACACCTGCTTGGTGTCCCAGCCACGATACTTCTGATCAAGACAAGCACCGATGTCAGGCACGGCCACAATCTCACCCGTCGGGTCGAGGTCAACGATCTGCTGGTTGATGACGTAATCGCACGCCATGTTGGTCAGCTTCGCGTCCTCCTCCCAGAGCTTGCGCCATGTCGTCATGTGCTTGTAGAGCACGTGAAAGTTCTCGTGTGCCACAACAAAGTTGAGCTCTTTTTCGGTGAGCTTGTCCATGAACTCCTTGCCGTAGTACTTGTCGCAGCCGTTGGTATACGCCGTCGGTATGCCCTCCTTCACTGTGCTGTGGCCGAGCAACAGAATGCCGGATAGCAAAGCAAACTTGGGCGAGCGCATCAGCGTGATGTGACTGCGTTGCAGTCGCTGATCATGTGTCAGGTTATTCATCGCTGTACTCCTTGTTGGATTGTCTAATTAGACTGCCCAGCTGTTTTCGCGAGCCCAATCGGTAAAGGACTTGGACTTCACAACCACCGAGGCAGCACGGCTGCGCATGACGTTTTGCACAAACATGAACTGCACCTCACGGGGCAGACGGGCAAGGTAGGTCATCCACGCATCGACGTTCTCAGCAGTCATGCGAGTCACCGCACCCAGCGCCAGAATCACGCACGCAATGGGCGAGTCAGGCACCTGAACAGTGTCAGGCTTCTCGATAATGGCATTGAACGGTGGCAGCGCATCGGCCACGGACAGGAACGCCTGCATGTCACGCGCCGCAGACTCACCAATGGTGCCGGACAGCGCCGAGATCATCACATCGTCAGTCATGTGGGCACGCTGCTTGACAATGTGCGAGGCGTGCGCCAGCGAGCGAGGCGTGACAAAGGCAGCCTGCTGTTTGCGTGGGTTGAAGATATATGGATTGTCAACAGAGCCCTCCGGGTCATCGGCATAGCTTGCGAGGCAATGCGGATACTCTTTGACCCAAGCCAGCACGGTGGGATCGACATCGTTGTTGACGCCCCACTCAACCCACTCGTCAGCATCAGGCTTGCGCACAGTCAGGAACGTCACGCGATTGCGGGCATGCGCCTGCAGCATGTCACCGACACCGTCTGTCGCAAGGTTGGTTGTGCCAAACACCACCGAGCCCTCGGGCAGCTTGTGGTTGCCGATGCGATGCTCAAGCAACAGCGTCAGCAGGGCGTTCTGCACAGGGCGCATGGCCTTGCCGATCTCGTCGAGCATGACAAGCAACGGCTGGTCGCCGGTGAACATCTTGTTGGGCACAAACTCAACCGAGTCATTGACACGCGGCATCTGAAGATCGCCGAGGTCGAGCAGTGCGCAGTCAACATAGCGTGGTTCAAGATCGGAGCTGTCGGACAGCTGCTTGAGCATGGCGGACTTGCCAATGCCGGGCTCGCCCTGAAACACGAATGTGTTGGTGTTGCCGCATGTGCGGATGAGGTTGGCTGCTTCGTTGAGATTGACTGTAGTCATTGCTGTACTCCTAGTTGAAAAGTCTAATTAGACTATGTCGTCAGGTTTGCCTGTGAACTTACCCTGCAAGTAGACGTCGTAGCCGATCATCTCCATGCCCACGCGAGGCGGCTCGCTCCAGATGTGGTGCAGGGGACCACCATCTTCTTCGCTCCTGTACCGATACTGATAGCGCTCGGCTCTCTCCAGTGCCTGCAATATCTTG